GACTCGCCAGATGGTGGCCTCTGATGCCATTGAAGTTACCCTAAATCCCGAATTTTATCCTGACAGTCTTATTGAAGTCCGTGGGGAGGTCTACATGACCACCCAGCAATTTGATGCCATCAACGCAGAATCTGAAAAGAAGTATGCTTCTCCTCGTAACTTAGCGGCTGGGTCTATGAAACTTCAGGATCTTGCTGCGGTTAAGGCCAGAGGTCTGAAGTTCTACCCATGGGATGTCAGCGGGATTCCAGCGGAGTATCTAGCCAAGAAACATCTTAGTGCTGATTTTGCTCATCACCAGATTGTCTACTTCTCCAGAACCATTACAAAAAACTTCAATCCTGACTTTTCTGTCTTCCATACTGCCAGTGAGATAAACAAGGCTTTAGATGGCTATCTCCGAATCTATCGTGACACTGCTATGCACCAAGGCAGAGGTATCATGACTGATGGGTATGTCATCAAGGTGGCTTCTCCTACTCTTCGTAAGGAAGTGGGAGTTGGCTCAAAGTGCCCTAATTGGGCCGTAGCGTTCAAATACCCCTCTCAGGGGGCTGTGACCACTTTAATCTCTGTCACTTGGCAGGTAGGTCGTAGCGGAGGACTAACCCCCGTTGGAGAGTTGGTCCCGGTAAACATCGGAGGAGTAATGGTAAGTCGTGCTAACTTGAATAATTGGTCTTGGATGTTGGATAAAGGTATTAAAGAGGTTCCTTGTCAGGTAGAGGTAGCAAGAGGTGGAGAGGTTATTCCTCAGATTGTGCGTGTTTTGCCTTAGCCGCTCTCATCTTCGCTTTTGTTTCTTCCGTGTGCTTCGTTCCTCTACGAAGACTTGGTTTACCTATCTTAGCCGCTCTCATTTTGGCTCTGGTTTCGTCTGATACCAACCCTCCAGTCCTATTCCCCGGCTTACCAATTTTGGCCTCTGATAGTTTCTTCTTATGCTCTTCAGAAAACTTCTTACCTTTTTTGGATCTAGATATATTAATTTTTTTCTCTTCACTGCATGGGCCGTATTTATGACCAAGTTTTGAAGCCGATATTTTCCTACGAGCCTCCTCAGAATGAGGATGCCCCATTAATTTTTTACTTATTAGTGCTTTTGTTTCGGGACTACGAGGACCAGTACCCTGGGCTAGTCTATCAAGGTTATACCCCCTATCACTTTTCCAAGATTCCAGAAATTCTATCCAGAAATTTTCTCGCTCATTTAACTGAGCAAAGTGACACACTTCAAGAATAGAAAATTCAAACATAGAATCACCATATTTGTTCCAAGCAGATTGCAAATGAGGGTTGGAGTGCTTGACCGTCTTTAACGCTGAAATATGCTGATCCTTTCTATGATGTAAATTTACCGTCTGCCCCACATAAATCTTGCCATTCACAAGATTACATATTTTGTAAATTCCAGATGTGAGGTTGTTCATGTTCATATTCTCCTTTATCAAGGGACCAAAAGTCAGTATTTTTAACGGAGGTTACTTTTATGCCAACAATTCTAACTCCCCCAACTGAGTGTCCTTCTTGCGGAGAGCCCATCAAAGAAGAGGCTGACCCAAAGTCCGGAGTGCTTTCCCACACTTGCTATAATGCAAGCTGTCCTGGACGTTTAGCGGCTTATTTGGCCTACATTGCTGGTAGAGATATTCTGGAGATTGATGAACTAGGCCCTGAGACCATCACTAAATTAGTGGAAGATGGCTATATTACTTCTCTCCCCGATCTATTTGAGTTTTCTGATGGTATCGTTAAAGGTATTGAAACCAAAGGCGAAGAGGTTATATCAGCTAAGTTAAACAAGATGGGTTATTCTGGCGCTTTGCTGATTAAGATGGCAAACTCACTTGAGAAAGTCAAGACTCGGGATTGGGATCGTTGGCTAGCTGCTTTGGGTATCCCTGGTATCGCTAAATCCCTCTCCAAGATGCTTTCTATGCAGTTCCGTCTTGGTCCTAACGATATGGATATTCTACCCTCCCTGTTGTCCAAGGGTGACTACTCCATGATTGACGGAATTGGAGAGAAGAAAGAGGCTGAGATTCGTAAGGCTCTCCCTACTCTTGAGCCTATATGCAAAGCTCTGTATGAAGCTGGGGTAAGACCTAAATCCCTTATTCTGCTACAGTCAGATCCAACCAAAGTGCTACCTCTAGCCGGGTATGTGATGTGCATTACTGGTGAGTTCTTGCCGACTGAACGTGAAACTCTGTCTAAGATGCTGACTGCTCTTGGTGCAACAATGAAGACAGGTGTAAGCAAAAAGTTAACTCATCTCTTAGTAGGTGAAGGAGCCGGTCAATCCAAGCTATCCAAGGCTAAGGAGTTGAATCTCCCCCTGCTTAAACGCGACTGGCTAGTTAAGACTCTGGAAGCAAACGGCATGGGCCTAAAAAACGATAGCAAGTTTGAAACAGAATGGGATGACCTATGAGAATATTAGAACATATGGGACATAATTGGGCAGTTGAAGACAGAGAAGAAGTAGCCATAGATATATGGCAAAAAGATATTAGATATCTTTTGCATGACATTCGTATGTATTGTGAAACCCTTCATGGAAGAGTGCATAGCAGATCCCTATTTATGGGTGAAATTAAATTAATTATGGCAGAGGGCAAAGAGTTTGAGATTATTGGAATTGATGAGAAATTTCCCTCTTCTAACACTCCTCTGTACTACAGTGAAGGTGTGGTAAATGAAATAGCTTTCAACTCTAAAGCCAGAACTTGGCTCATGAGAAAATTGCAAAATCAATTAACTGCTCTCAAAGAAGAGTATGCCACATACCTCACCAATCTAAATCTCTTAATTGAAACTACCTCAAGTACAAAACAACCAATTTTATCAACGGAATAAGGAGAAATAAATGAATCCTGTAGTGCTAGCAAGACTCAAGACTAATCTCATATGGGAACATTCGGAAGAAGCCCAAGCGGAAGCCATTGGGATGCTCTGTATCCCCTTTCGTAACGAGAGCAAAGAGGGAGCCGATGAACTATTTCAGGAGCTAAAACGTTTAGTTGAAAGAGTCTAAGGTAAGAAATAATAAACTTTTCGACTCTTTGATGAACATGGAGCTTACTCAATGGCCGTTTCTATTACCTCTTTCGCCGCCGCTTCAGGGACTATTTCCCTAGCCGCTTCCACTACCCTAACTGGTGTATTTGCTGGAGGTGGAGGCTTTATCCTACCCGGTAACATTCCTATCTCTAGTGGAGTGCCTTTTACAGTTACTCCTCCAGTTACTACTACTTACACCCTATACGTCACTGATGGCCAGCCAGTTCCTACCCATGCAACTGCAACCGCTACAGTAACGGTTACTATCCCAGCTACTAGAAAACTAACTATAAGTGGTGGTGGGGGAGTTTTGGTAGGGGTCAATAATTACTTCTACAACGGACCAGTCTGGAACATCATTGTAAATCCAGATCCGTTCTGTGAAACCGACCACATTGCTCATACTAATGAGAACACCATCTTATACGATGTGACTATCAACAATTCTGAAAACCTACAGATTCTGGGTATGACTGATTTAAATACACTATTAGCACAGTTCGGCCTTTCTTGGGCCTAATTTGTCAGTAATAGGAAGTTAAAGGAGTTTTAATGAGTTCGTTTGAAATCCGAAATCTGCTCGGACTTAGGGATGGTAAGAGAATCTACATGATTGATCAAAATCATGTGTCCCAGGAAGAGTACGAATACTGCCAAGTGCTGAATCAAGTACTGTGGGGAGACAAAGGCATGGTGGAGACACTAGGGCCTACTTGGAATATGATTCTTGATCCTCGTTTTGAGACCATTGAAAACCAGTTTGTCATTGATAGGGCCGCTGTTTTCGGTGGTGATGCTAGACTAGGCAAGCAATATGTAGATAGCAACTCCATCATGAGTCATTCGATGGCCGAGCTAGAGACCTATTCTGAGATTCTAGGAGAAGGTCGCCACTTCCGCAAAATGATTATGGTTGACGGTCTAGATCCTCAAGAATTTCATAAGCAGCCTTCTGAGGTTCTGTGGAAATATATCCATCAAGAATGCCCCAACTATTTTGATAATGTAAAGGGAGAACCTAATAAAGTTGCCCTTAGGTTATTCTCTTTGTTTAGGTCTGATCTAGTTGGACTAGTGGATGATTATGCAGAACTACCTCTTCTGAATGAATGGGTGAAAGTGGAGACCGGTGAAGTAGCTAAAGAAGCTGACTTCAACCAGACCCACGAAGAGCCCTTGGTATTCGCAGAAATTGACATGCTTGAAAGAGCGTTGACAATGCGCTCCTCGCTTCGTGTTACGGCTGTTAAAATTCTAGATAAGAGTGGCATCATGAAGATGCTTGAGAAGAAGTATGAATTAACTGATTATGAAGTTGATCACGTTCTTAAGATCATCTATACTCTACCCTATGATAAGCTCTATGAAGCCCCTGCTAAAGTGATGGATTATGTTAACAAAATTTCTGTAGTCCCTTACAAGACTCGTGTAGAAACAGAGAAGACCACATTCTCCGCTATTTCAAAAGACACAATTGCTAAACTAAAAAGTGGGGAATTGTCTACTATTTCTCTGAATGAACAAGAGGAAATTCATCGTGACCTCACCCCTGAAGAGAAGCAAATTGTGGCCATTAAGGAAAATCCTCAGCGTCTAGAACTATTCATGCTGTTGGTTGAAGCAGAGATGCACAAGGATATAGCTACTATTGCCCTACTACAGCCCATCATTGATGACGTAGATATTGTTGTAACCGATGAAACAGTTGCAAGTATAAAAGCACAATCACTGAAGAACCGCACTGCAAGTGCAATAAAGAATGTAATTGGCCTAAATTAGCGGGTTGCCCTGCTATGCCAAAACCGATTTTTGGAATCTAGAAGTGAGGGGCGCATTAGTGCCCACTTAACAGGAGAACCTCTTGGTAGAACTACAGAAAGAAAAGAAGCTAGGATTTAGCGAGGTAGCTCTGCTATCTGAAAGATCCAAAAAGTATGACCCCACTGCCACCATAGCAGAAATCGTTACCGACATCAGGAGACTTCAAGAAGAATTCCCGACTAGGACGATTTCTCGTGATTTTTACAGAGTATATGGCAAGTATTCCGATGCAACATGGAATCGTCACTTCGGCACTTGGTTAGAAGCCAGAAGGCAAGCAGGTATTGAGCTTAATCGTTTTCAGCATACTCTTGAAAGAGATATTGCCAAACACGCCCACCTAGACATTTATAGACAATTTCAAAAAGAGCAAGTAGACCCTTGGATTGGCAAGTATGAAGTTCCGGATAACGGTCAGAGATTTAAGAAGATCATGATGTGTTCCGATCTTCATGATAAGGAGCTAGACCCCTTCTGCTGGTCTGTTTTCTTAGACACTTGCGCGAGAGTAAAGCCTGATATTATTGTACTTGCAGGCGATGTCTTCGATCAGGGGGAATTTTCTAGGTTCGATCAAGATCCGCGTAACTTCAGCCTCAAAGAAGCTTTTGAGTTTGTGAAGACCAAAATCTTCAAGCCCCTCAGAGAGACATGCCCTGATGCACAAATTGATTTTATCATAGGAAATCATGATTGGAGAATCATCAAGTTCATAGCTAACAAGAGCCCCAATCTAAAGGTAATTCTCTCTGATGTAATGGGCCTAACACTAGCCGATATTTTTGGTCTTCCAGAATTTAAGATCAATCTAGTATCAAGACTTGACCTATCAGCATTCTCAGCCTCTGAGACTCGTAGTGAGATTAAGAATAACTTCAAGATTTATTATGACTGTCTTGTAGTAGATCACCATGGGCAACAGACTTTTGGTATGTCCGGATGCTCTGGCCACACTCATAGAACTAATATGACCTCTTCTGCTAATCTAGTCAGAGGCCCCATTCATTGGATCACCATGGGATGCCTAAGTAACATCGACTTTGAATACCAGGAACGTATGAATAAATCTCATCAATCCTTCTGCCTGTGGCACATTGACACTAAGACCAAGCAGTGCCAACCTGAACATTTCATTTTCACTGATGAGATGATCGTGGTTGCTGGTAAATATTACACGAGGAACTAATGACTTGTATTGTAGGAATAGCCGCTAAAGGCAAAGTATGGATGGGAGGAGACTCCTGTGCCTCTGATGGGTCTGAGAAGGTCATTAGAAAAGATCCAAAGGTCTTCATCAAAGAGGATTTTCTTATCGGCTATTCTGGTTCATTTCGTTTGGGTCAAATTTTAAAATATAGATTTGATCCTCCAGTTAAGCGAGATGAGCAAGAAGATTTTGAATACCTTGTAACTGATTGGCTAGACGCCCTAAGACATACCTGCAAGGGATCGGGTCTGACTAAAATAGATGATAATGAGGAAAGTGTTCCTGGGGGAGCTTTGATTGGCTACAACGGAAGGCTGTATGTTTTAGAAGAAGATTTTCAGATTGGAGAACCAAAATGCAACTATTATGCTATAGGCTGTGGCTCTGGTGTCGCGTTTGGTTCATTATACACTACAATGCTACTAACAAAGAGAATGTTGCCGAGAAGAAAAATACAGCAAGCTCTTGAGGCTGCAACTACATATGCGATGGGTGTAGAGCCCCCCTTCACTATTTTATCTAACTAAATGGCTTTTCATCTCCTTTGTATATGATAACGTCCTCTTACACCCTAGATATAAGTGAGTTCCGAGAAGAAGGGGCCACTGTCCATGTTCGATGCGTGGCAAATAAAGTTAAGAACAGATGGGAGTGCTACTTGGATCAAGTAGATGATCTGCATCCAAGAGAGTTGAAGGCTGTAAAAAAGACTTTAAAACCCATATTCTTTAAGGAATTAGAGGATAAAGGTATAACTGACTATCACTGGCAGGGGGACAAAGAGTCTTCCTTATTGCAATATAACATTGGAGACCCAGTTAAATATAACGGGGAAGACTGTATTATCGTATATATACTGCCAGAAAAAGAAAAATGTGGGTTAAAGAGTAATAGTGGTAGGCTTCTTAATAATGTATGCTTCTCTGAAATAGGGGAAGAGCTATTAAAGAAAAAGTAGGAGTGAACCTACTACCAGCTTAGTATAATGGGATTGAAGGAGATTTATTTTGATTTGGGCTACCGCAGATACTCATTTTGGACACGAGAGGATTATTGAATTGGCCGATAGGCCATTTCGATCTGTGGAAGAGATGAATGAGAAGCTCATCGAAAACTACAATGCAGTTGTTGGCCCTAGGGATACTTGCTATCACCTTGGAG